CAGTATGCCAAGACTATCACTATACAAACCGGAAAAAGGAAACGACTATAAATTTATAGATCGTCAAGCCTCTGAAATGTTCCAAGCGGGCGGAACTGATGTGTATTTGCACAAGTATTTAGGTGCTAATACTAACTCAGTAAATGCCACTGCGGACCAACCAGCTTACGCATCTACAGCAGTAACTAATATCCAAGATTTACTGTTTTTAGAAAATCGAGACAGAAAATACGATTCTGAAGTTTATCGAATTCGGGGAATGTATAATGTACAGAATATTGACTTTAATTTAAGCCAATTTGGCTTGTTCATTGATAACGATACTCTGTACATGACTGTGCATATTAATGATTTTATCAAATACATAGGGCGAAAGCCTGTATCCGGTGACGTCATAGAACTTCCACACTTACGTGATGATTTTGCTCTTAATGATTTTGACATGAGCCTTCCACGATATTATGTCATTGAAGATGTGGGCCGTGCCAGCGAAGGATTTTCAGTTACCTGGTTCCCGCATTTGTATAGATTGAAAGTTAAAAAGATTACAGACAATCAGCAATATGCTGATATTTTTAATCAACCTGCAAAAGATGCCAACGGTGACGACATTGCTGGCACAACTCTTAAAGATCTACTTAGTACCTATAATAAAGAAATACAGATTAACTCTCAGATTGTTGCGCAAGCAGAAGCCGATGCTCCTAAGAGTGGATACGAAACTAGACAGTTTTATACACTAGCAGTCGATCCTAGCACCGGAACTCCATTACTACAAACTGCTGACCAAGGTACTATAGATGCTAGTACTACTGCTAATTTTGCCAGTGATGTAAATAAAATTCCGGTAAGAACTGGATATACTGGTTATCTTGTTGGCGACGGTTTTCCAAGTAACGGAAATGCATTTGGTCATGGTATACAATTTCCTAATGCCCCTACAGCTGACGATTTCTTCCTACGAACAGACTTTCTACCAAATAGATTATTTAGATTCAACGGACCTAGCAGTGCATGGGTTAAAGTAGAGGATGCTGTAAGAATGAACATGACTAATGACAGTACTCGCCAAACTCTTAAAACTGGATTTATCAATAACGACGATGCTTACATTTATACAGGAGCACTTGGCAGTGATTATGTAAAACTAACTGCCAATGCAACTGTTATTGACACTAATATTTTATATTCTTTAATTTCCGGAATATCGACTACAACACCACTGTATGTTGTTCTAAAACTTGATAGTCATGAAATGTCACTAGTTAATCAGGTAACAACAACTCCTGCTAACTCTGTATCTGACTATGCAAATATACTATCTAATCAATCAACAAAGATTAGAATCACACTACCGGTTATTAATAGTGTACAAAAAACAATTCCATATGACGGTAGTTGGGTGGTGACTATATACACTGATCGTCAAGCACAGAAACAGGCGCTTTCTAAAGCACTTAAATATAAACCACAGGCGGATCTATAATGCAGTTTTTCTATGATGCACAAGTAAGAAGATACATCACACAAACTATACGTGTGTTAAGCAATTTTACAGTCAAGTATGGTGATGGAACATTGCATCAAGTACCCGTTATGTATGGTGACCCTGATCGACAAGTTGCTAGTATCATACGCCAGGGTTCAGAAAATATCGTAAACACGGTACCTCGAATTGCAGTTTATATTACTGGTTTAGAGATGGACAAAGATCGACTAGCAGATTCGACCTATGTCGGTAAATTACATTTTCGAGAAAGAGGCGTAGATGCCAACGGTGATTATACTAACGGACCAGGTCGTAATTATACTGTTGAACGACTAATGCCTACTCCTTTTAAATTAAAATTAAAAGTTGATATATGGAGTTCAAGTACTGATCAAAAATTACAAATTTTAGAACAGATTTTAGTATTGTTTAATCCTAGTTTAGAATTACAAACTACTGATAACTATATTGATTGGACAAGTTTGGCTGTGTTAAATCTTGGAGAAATTACTTGGTCGAGTAGGAGTGTGCCAGTTGGCAATGATACTCCGATAGATATTGCTTCGATGACATTAGATACTCCTATATGGATTAGTCCGCCAGCAAAGGTAAAACACCTCGGTGTTATTACAAAGATTATCACGAACTTGTATGCATCAGATGCAGTATATGCACCGGGGTATATTGACGGATTAGGCATTGACCCAGCATTCCAAGCAGGTGGCGCAACAACGTCGTTTGGTGAATTAGTATCTAAACAAACTACTACCATTGGCGGCTATAAGATTGCAGTTTATGCCGGTCAAGCATATCTATTAGAGAAGGGTGACAGTACTTTACCGTTTGAGCCTACTATAGAAATTCCAGAAATTATTGGGCCTACATTAGACTGGACTCAGCTATTTGATCAATACCCGGGTCAATATGTTGCTGGATCAAGTATGATCTATTTGTTACAACCAACAGGTACATACATTGTAGGCACTATTGCTGTCAATCCAATAGACAGTAAAATTTTAACAGTCAACTGGGATCAAGATAGTCTAGTTTCAAACACCGGTATTGACAGTAGTGGATATTTAGACACTGATGTTTCACACTATAATCTTGCCGCAAGTAACAGACCTATGAGTCCGGGCACATTTGATGCTATAGTTAACCCGGTAACATTTACCCCGACTGCTCCTGCAGTGGGCACACGATACTTGATCATTGAAGATGTAACGTATATTCCTTCAGCAGTAACGCACATATGGGGTGCATTAAATGCTGTTGCAAATGATATAATCGAGTGGAATGGCACACAATGGCGAGTTATTTTTAATTCTACTCAAGAATCAGACACTATGGTTTGGCAGACGAATATATACACAGGAGTACAATACTTATGGAACGGTGTTTCATGGGTTAAGAGCTTCGAGGGTGAGTATACTGCCGACTTATGGAAAATCGTATTATAAAAGATCACATTGTTTGTAGCGGAGCATTATTCTACGCTAAATCAACACGTCGATTCTTACTACTACAAAAAGCACAAGGCAAACACGAAGGTACATGGAGTCTTGTTGGCGGAACTAACCATCTCGATGAAACTCCGTGGCAAGGATTACAAAGAGAAATAGTTGAAGAAATTGGCAGTATGCCAAATATTATAAAAACTATTCCTATAGAAACATTTGTCAGTAACGATAAAGTATTTAATTTTCACACGTATTTGTGTGTGGTTGCTGATGAATTTGTGCCTGTATTAAGTGCAGAACATGCAGGGTGGGCTTGGACTACCATTGATCGATCACCTAAGCCGTTGCATCAAGGATTGCGCAATAGCTTTTCAAGTAAAACTATCCGTACTAAACTTCAAACAGTATTTGATTTAATAGATCTTATTTAAATGATCAAATAATATATTTGCCCAGTCTTTATGATCTGCTTCTGTCGGATGAAGAGGGCTTGCAACAATCTTACCCCCTTCAGTACTTCTTGGAAATACAGCATATCTAGGCCACATGGCCCAATTTCGATCAAATGGCTTAATAAATTCCGGACCAATACAGTCTAGTAAATGTCGAGCAGGGCCGTCGATAGTATTCGGACGTATCTCATCAACTGCATTAAAATGTATAATTCGAATGCCTAGCGACTTAGCTAGTGCAGTTGTTGATATTATATAATCAAGAACATGCTCTAATTCTGCATGTTCCCATATTCTAAATTTTGTATAGTAGTCGACAAGTTCAGGTAATTCATCACGTAGCCGACCTTTTTCTAATACATCAGCAATGTTTACCATAAGGTACGGCCCTTCTTGGCCAGGATGCCGGCCATGGTCGATGTTTAATTCGTAAGGATTAAATATTTCCCACCTAGTAAATGCAGTCCATCCAATTGCTACTACGCCATTAGGGCCTATGGCATTGGCAATTCTAGTTATGTCTTGGATCGCAATCCTAAAAATACTGTCATTGCTACGGCCTGGCCAACCTCGGTTTATTACATTAGATTCGGGAATATTTAATAGTTTGCCTAAGTGTGCAGGCCATGCTTTAGCTAAGTCTTCTGGGAGTGAACAATGGGGTTCTGTAAGATCGGTACCCCAAGTACAACTATCGCCGATTGCTAGTAGCCACAACGGCGTTAATTTTTTTGAATCCATCCGAATCTTTCAAACCACCCTTGATGTGGCGGCAGTGCTGTTTGATATTCTTTGATCCACGTAGGACTTAATTCTTGTGTAGGGTCTTCAAGGAGTTTCGTGCTGTATATACCTTGAATAAAACCATTGGTAAGATCTAATCGTTCGCCTTTGGTCAATGCATTAATTATTTTTTCTGCAAGTATGTCGTGGTTACTTAGACAAAGATGATTGTATCGCATGTCAAATCCTCGAAATTCGATCTCTTCACCTTTCTCAAAGAACGAAACGCCGGTTAGATTTCCGATTGAAAAATTTAATTTATCGAGATAGTCTTGACCAAAATGACTCTGATTTGCGCCGTGTATAACTAATGGCTTCTTCCACTTTTTAACATGAGCCATATTGTTTAACCAGCCTAGTCGATGTAGACAATGTTGATAATCTAAGTTATGTCGCTGTATATGTTTGATATACAATTCAACAGCTTGTACCCGTTCTGGGTGGTTGATAGCCTTGTCAAAATCTAAGATACGACTGTTAGTTATTGTTGGATGTTCTTCAAAGTACCAATATCGTGATGGTTCAGTTAATACTACAATTATTTGATCATCGCTACCGATGTCGTGTGCATTT